TGAGGAGTACGTGCAATGTGTGCGCACCTACGCGTGCGTCTTAGATATTACTTAAGCAAGTAATATCTCTTCGGGAGTGGCTCCTGCGATAAGCATAGCGTAGTGCTTATCGTATCGAGAACAGAACCACATGTCATCCGAATGATGACCCTTGTGCAAGAATTGCTTGTAACACTCTTCGTAGTCGTCGTAGAATTGCTGCATTATTTTCTTGCTAGGTTTTTGCATGGGTAGTCTCGCTTCACGCCATGCTAATACCTTTGCAAGCCCCGGGTCTCCGCTGACTTGTTCGCGAAGCTGTTCTTGGATCATGTAGTTGAAGTGTTCGTTCTTCAAGAACTTCCGTGATGGCTTCACGCTTATTTCACCCGTACGTAAGAGCCTCTCAACTTGCCTGTAGTAGTATACGCGGCGATGTCCTGCTTGTTCTCTAACTACTATATTCTTCGATAGGAATTTTGCGGTAGTCTTTGAATGGCCAACTTCGCGCAGAATAAGTCCGCTGCCGTATTTGCCTTCCATGCCGGGTTTGGCGTATAGTTCGTCAAGTGCTGCTTCGAATTTTGATTGGATGGCCTCTTCAATCACTATCCACATATCATCGCCACTTGCGATTGCAAAGCTGTCGTCAAGCAGGCAATAGTGGATTAGCATGCAGTAAATGAAGTGTAGTTGGCGGTTTGTGTTGCCGAGAGTAGTTTTTAGAGGATCGCCTGAGAAAGTCGTTTGTTTGGCTACTATCCTCAATAATCTGATGAGATCGTTCTTTCTGCGCACTCTGAATCTTGGGTTCTTGTTTTCCCTCATGAAGTCTATATATGCTCTGGCTGTCTGAGCAAAGAGCAAGAAATACTTTATTTGTTGTCTGTTCATCTTCAGTCTCGCGTACAGGAATGTATTCCTTCTTCGATATGCGAAGTCGATTAGTTGCATTAGTATTTCTGCCTCAGAAGAGTCGAAGTTCTTAATGTCTAGCCAGTACATTATTGGATTCTTGAATGAATTGAGAGCGTCTTCTAGAGTCGTCTTGACTGCGTCTCCGTTCATCCCCTGAATGAAGATTTTGCATTTCTTTCGCAGTGCGGGCCAGTTAATGAACCTAGGGTCGAGGGCGGTCAATAACTTCCAATATTTCTTCATCACGCTCATTTCATTTCTTCCCACCCATGCCCCGACACCCACCATATCTTCGTTTGGATCGCATATCAATCTTGCCTTCCTTGATTTTTGGTCGTTAGGGCCCGTTTCTCCCTTCTTGCACATTGCTCTGTAAGAATTTCTGAGCTTTGGGTTTGTCTCAAATCGTTTGAGAGATCTGGCATAGGGTTTTCTCTTAGAGGGTATGGTATCTTTCAAAAAAGCTGCTTGGTCTTGAATAGGTGCCGTAAGAACGGCCCTATCATAGAGATCGGTGTTGATAGGGCCGTATTTGATTTTCTCGAGATATTCTGGGTCTGGTTGAGTGTCGTAGTGACCTTGCCTGGTAATAAGAGCGGTTAGTAAGTGTAGGTCATTAGGAACGACACAATTGAACCTGTGTTGGTTGTATAATTCTGGTAGCAGGCTTGAAAAATATGTAGAACCCTGCTCGTAAGGCTCATGCTCGAGATCTTCCGCTAGTCTTGGCAGGCTTCTAATATCGCTGATTGCTTCATAGTTGTTCAAATATTCTAAATTGAATTGACTGGGATCTAGCCTCTTGTCTAACACCATCGGAAATAGTGACTTGTTTGATGATGCTATTCTCGCGGTCTCGTTGTTTAGATATCTAGCTCCGATACCTTTGCAATAGTATTCTTTCGTCGTGTCACACCATCTGCAATTGATTCGAGTGGATTTACAGTTAGGACATCCGTGTGTAGCTCTCCAGGACTTTATCCTTGAATACCAGATTGGGAAATAGTCGCGTGTGTACTCACAATAAATTGCCAGTATAGTTATGATCGTTGTCAGCAGCCAGAACCAATGGAAGTAACCTAGTAGCAATACTAGTTTCGGAATAAGAAGCATCAAGGCTACATAAAACCATATCGGGTATTCTCTAATACCGTCTATGTAGTCTTTAAGCTGTATGTGGTGTGGGGATTTGAGCCAGAGCATTCTTCTGTACAGGGTGTCTACGGCTGCTGATTTTGGAGCGTACTTCTTCCTCCTAAGAGCGAGTTTTTCGGATTTGTTAAGGGGCTTGATGACATCGCCCGTGTGCATCTTGACTTGTTTAGCTGCTCTGACGACATAAAGAGTAAAGTCTTCTTCGTTAATTGCATCACGGTCCCTTGATGTAGCAACGACAAAAGCATAAGCATCTGAAAGTGCTTGTGGGTCTTTGTTCGCTATTTTATCAATTCTCTCGTAGTGGGTAAGTAGTGATTTATGAATAATCTCTTTTTGCTCGCTATTCAAGCTCAGTACGCCTGCTGCGTCGTTATCATCTTTGAAAGGGATCATTGCTCCGCTTTCTCCACTCCCTCCCTCGAAGTATCTAACTACATATATGCTCAGTAAAACTTCTGAGCCTACGTTATAAGAACGAATCCTCTCAAAGAGATATCCAGCACCGTTCTTATACATGAGGCTGTCATGAGCGAAGGGTGGATAGTAGAGGCTAGCACCAGTGCCGTCGCTGTTGACGATCTTGAATTTCTTACTTTTGACGTCTCCTTGCAGATGTGAGTTTCCGTATAGTCTGTAATTGAATAGGTGGCGTCTCGGTGGGTCAATGAATGCATAAATTCCTTCCTCTACGACGAATTCAGTAGTTTGGTCGTGTAATTTCAAGGTAGTATGTTTCTTTCTGGCATCTGAGAGCGCATCGTTCATGTTCTTTGTCATGTAGTAGTGAGTCTTGTCTTCTATCGGAGCTTCTTCTTTTGGTACGTATACTTTTGTTGTTGTGCTTGTATCGTACCCAAATGTAGTAGAGCTACTTAGTAGGGGAGTGACGGGGTCCATAGTTAAGCAGACTCTTGGATTGTGTGCGGTTAGCTCGTCAATTGTAGCTCTTCTCCAATGTACGTTGTTCTCGTTGATTAAGTATATTCCTCTAGGTAGCACCCCGGCATTGCACACTATCTCACTATATTTCACAGTGAGTTTGCTACCTCGTGACAGTGCAATGAATATGTGCTCTTTAGTATTTGAGTGCAAGTACAAGACAGCTTCGTCGATGCTTGTGTAGGCGTCGCAGCTAGAAGTTAGCCATCTCCGTGATAAAGTGTATTGGAGTGTAGAAGGGAAGTCTGGTAATGCGTCGTCTATACACATGGAAGTAGGCCTCTTACCTAATGCAGGGTGTAGAGGATCTATAACTCCTATGCTTGCGTCAAGGTGAAGAATGTACTCACAGTGTAGAGTAGAGCTGACTATGCCCTTAGAGTCAGTAGTGTCGCAAAAGAAGATAGCTAGGCTGGTTTTAGTCACGGGGGTGCCTTTGTGGACGACTGCAATGCCGTGGTCTGCACATGCTTGTAACACGTGATTCAGTTCGTACTTGAGCCTGCCAGTCAATTCTCCTATAGATGCTGTTATAGAGTTTGAGATATCTCTAGTAGCCTTGACTAGGTCGTGGTAGGAGTTCTGATTTCTCTCGAATTTCTTGAGTACATATGAATCATCGTCGTCATCCATTTCCTTAATCATTACCCCTCCGTCTGCAGCTAAATTGATACACTGAGTTAGTCGGGAACCTGTAGTGTTGTATTGCAATCCGTAAACATATAAGTGAAAAGCTAAGCATTCAGCGAAGCAGTTTCCGTTGCTGGAAGGATAGAAAGTAGCACAAGTGGGAGATGGCGTTGCCGTTCTGAATGCAGGAAGTGGGCCGCAATTGACTGTGTTAGCTGGGAGATGACGAGGTTTGAAAGTTGTTGCTGTGTAGTAATGTTTTAGAGGCTCAGGTGGCATGTAAATGAGATCATCAGTGTCGATACCAATGCTTTTCCAAGAAGTGTATCTAGCATTCTTGCGGTCACTACCTATTATCAGCCCTTGTAAACTCTTCATTCTAAGTGCATCGTAGCTCTCTGTGCGAATTATTGGGCTATTTGACATGCTCTCAAAGAAACACTCGTTTATCAAGAAATGATAAGTAGTTTGGGTCACCATAGTTCCTATCATTTGTAGGTCATCGACGTCTTCTATTGCGGGGCACCTGCTGTCCATTAAATCCGTTGTGGGTATTGCTGAGAACCTGGCCATGAAGTGTCTGTGAGCTCCCCCTCTTTCCTCTAAGTAGATGCCGCTTGCGTCGTGGCTGTAGTTTTTCTCTAATTCGAAATCAAAATCTATTAAATACTTTCCGTCCAGGTCTCGATCAAACTTCTTGCAAAGTATATAGTCCGTAATCGTTACCCAAGGCCATAGCTTTCTGACTTGTAGTTTCGGTACTGAGTAGCAATGTTTTATCCATCTTAGAAGTAATTCTCGTAGTCGGTCTGGTTTGAGGAAGATTGACCACAAGCATATACTTCTGAGTTCTTCTCTGAGGTATATAATGTTGCGAGGTGCTTTAAACGTCATCCGTTCACTGTTACGCATGCCGTTACCAGTCTTGTAGTACATGAGATATGGTAGTGCATAGAGCCAACAATAACCGCCCTTGAATGAGGGTAGAGAAACGTCGACCATAAGATATCCAGAGTGATTTTTTGCTTGGGTGACTCTAGGAAATACGACTTGCTTTCTGCTTAGGAACGGTTTAACGAATCTATAGTCGTAACTATGTCCGCTCATTGTTTCTCCGTAGTATTCGAAATCAGTATCACCAAGAATATGTTGCATGAGGTGATCTTGGTATATCAACCCTTCAGAAAAACGATTTAACAACTCGGCGTAATATAAAGGAGGTGGGTAGTACTCAGCTGATCCGTCTTCGTCGTATAGCAAGAAGTTATTCGGATTTGGAAATTGGATGGGTTCTGTCTCTATTTCCATATTTTCTTCATTAACTGGGCTGCCTGGGTATGAGGTGAAGGCAGGACTCTCACTTAATGAAGGCATGTATTCGAGTTCTTCTTTCATGGGTTCTGTCTCTATTTCCATAATTTCCTCATTAACTGGGCTGCCGGGGTATGAGGTAAAGGCAGGACTCTCACTTAATGGAGGCTTGTATTCGAGTATTTCTTTAGATGCTTTTCTCGCTACGTATTTGGTTAGAAGTTCAGGATTCTCCATCTTGCAGCATGTAAACCATTCTCTTGCTGCTATTCGTTTTGATTCTTTCATACGTCTACTAGTTCCGTAGGCTGGAGAAACGTTACCTAGGGTAAGCTTGCAGACGTATAATTCACCGTCTTTTGAAATGTCCCAAGAAGGTTCAGAGCGAATGTCTTGTTTCACCTCGTTGAGAGATGAAAGCCAATCCTCTTCCTCTTCTTCGTCCATCTTGACTTCTTCTGGCGGCGGGTCTATAAAGGGATTGTTGCTGCCTTTGAAGTCTGTCGGTGGGATTCTTGCAAGAATAGCGTCGACGACACTACGGGGTGGTAGCACGTTCACGTCGAGATTCTTGCAATTCAGGAGTAGTTCCATTAGAGCAGAGTTCTGCTCTTCGAGTTTTGAGCAATCGATTCTGTACAACAATCGCGAGCCGTTCGGTAAGCCAAACTCTTGATTGTCACTGGAATCGATCAAAGAAAAAAGCGGGGCACCAGGCCCTAATACACCAACGTTGTCTCTTTGCTTCAGAGCTTCTGATCCGTTGCTGTCAGAAGTTGAAGTTGGGGCAGAGCAATATACCCCAGTGAAAGGTTTAGTATCTCTCATAAGCCTAACAAGAAAAATAGCCATACCATGTCAACGATATGGATGAAAAACGTGCGGTGTCGTCAGGTCTGTTGCCGCGACCGTTATTTCAAGTTGTACGCATGATCGCACCGAAAATCTTAG